ATTGCTGACGACGCAGTTACTACTAATAAAATTGCCGATGATGCTATTACTACTGATAAAATTGTTAATGATGCTATTACTACTGATAAAATTGCTGACGATGCTGTTACTTACGCTAAAATTCAAAATGTTGTTGCTGATAATGTATTATTAGGTAATGATAATGGTGCAGGTTCTCTAGTTCAAGAATTAACTAAATCTGATGTATTAACTTTACTAAATGTAGAAGATGGGGCTGATGCTACTGATGCTACAAATGTAGATGCGGCAGGTGCAATTATGCACACGGATATTCCCGATAGCGATACTGGTTTTGTTAAAAGAACTGGTTCGGAAACTTATGATATTGATACCAACACATATTTAACTGCTGAATCAGATACTTTAGATTCAGTTACTGGAAGAGGAAATGTTACTGCGAATGACGCAACCGTAGGAACTATTACATCAACAGTTAATCAAAATCTTGGATACGAGGTGCATAATACTATTACAGGACCAATTATGACAGGTGGTAAAACTATTGTTTATGTTGATGATATTTCAGGGTTAATTCCTCCAAATGAAGTTACTTTGCCTGTTCCTACGGCTGGAAACATTTTACATGTTGTAAATATTGGTGCAGTTCCTATTACTATTTTCGGAAATCCCGTAATTAATTTAGGTTTAACAACTCATCCAAAAATAGCAATTGCTAATCAAATAACATTAGCACCACATGAATATGTTACATTACAAGCACATAACGATACTATTGCACCTTTAGTTACGGGTCATATGATTATTAGTGATTGATATGCAGGAAGTTTGTTTAGAAGACTTTTGCATTTCAGTATACTTATTGACAATTTTAATTATAGTAGAATTATTAATTTATACATTAATAGCATTAGGCGCATATAAATTATACTATAAAATTAAATCCAAATTATCATATATATGGTCTAATAGAAAAAATAGCAAAAAATCAAAAAATTGAAAAATCGGCGTGAAAAATGGGGGCAGGGACAAAATTCCCTACCCCCGAAATTTCACAATAATGGGTCTTTACCACTCAACACTAAGGTCTTCAAATTTATTTTTAACCTCATCAAAATATTTTACAATACCATTTTCTTTACCATGCATCCACAAATCGTATGTCAATTGTGAATCTTTTAAACAATAATCTGCAACACTTGAATATAAACCCTGATTCCACTTAAACACGGAATCTACACTACTCATATTTTTCTGGTCGGAAATTGTATTCTTAACCAGATTATCTAAATGAATTCTCTTACCATGATTTTTTAATAGATACGCTGAGGTATCAATACATCTGGTTTCCCTTTCTTCAAGAAACTTACGGACAATGTAAATGTCCATAGCATCTCTAAGAACAGGTAAATCAAAAGCATTAATATTATGCCCTAATAGAATTCCACCCTTTTGAAAGTGCTCATCTAAATCAAACTTTAATTGTCTAAGCGGTTTAATTTCTACACTCTCTTCTTTCTTTAATTCGCCAATTTCTTCATCAATATAAATTACACCTTTATTTCCATCCCATGTAGTTACGCAAGCAACTTTAAACAGATGGGTATTTTCCCATCCACCAATGTCATAACTCAAGTTTTTAGTTTCAATATCAAACGATAATACATTACTCATCTTCTTTCACCTTTAATTTTACATATGTTTTTGTTTTTCTAACCTCTTCAAATAGATGCTTTACACTTTCCCAATGGCGATAAAATTTATTTCTTCCACATTGTTCATTCTTTCTGAATGCTTCAATCATCAAACGCTTATCAACCCAACCTGCGCTACCATCTATGGTCGTCTTTGGTTGTGTAGTATTGTAGGCATTAATAAACATTTTCTCGTTATACTTGTCAGCCAAACGCTTGGGTCGCTTTTTCAGTTTGTCCTCAAACCACTTTGTAATGGATTCAAAAGATTGGTCGGTCAAACTCCTACCTTGATTAATGTGTCGTGCAGTAATTTTAGGACTTCTTTCGCTGATTGCACAAAGGGCGGCGGCAATACAAATATTGTTAATCATGTTCATAAAGAAGGTATTGATAGCAACATAGATATTATCATCAAAGCCATTCATGTATTTTTTCATAGCCGCCCAAACAATCTTAATTGCACCTTTTGCTTCTTCGGTCATTTCAAGAACCTTTCTTTTATCACCATCAACCTTTTCTAAACGCTGGTGAACCCACTTGTATGAAGAGTAAAGCATTTCAGCAAACTCTTCTTGGTATGGGGCTGCCCCACCATCATCTTCAATAATTTCCCCAATCATGTCCAAATAATCTTCCTCCATCTGACTCCTTAAAGACTCAGGGATTTCACGCACATAAAGCCACATACGCTGGAAAACACCCTTTGTTAAGATAACTCTTTCTAATCCTTCGGGTGGTAGCGTGGTAGCCCAAAGAGAGCGTTGCGAATCAACAATTAAATCTCTTCCAAAGTTAGTCAAACGCTTCTTGATTAGATGTGATTTAGAATCAAGACGGTTCATAAACTTCTGAAACAACATGACTGTTTCTTGCTTGTGTTGCGACTCCTTAAAAATACCAGAATGTTCAAACTCATCAAAAGCAATAATACCTGAACCATACAGACTCCCATAAATTGTCTTATCAATTGTTTCTTTAATATCATAGTCTTCTCCATTTGCTCTTGCTTCTCTTGCATCGGCCTTACTATAGTCTGGATTAGGTGCATCAATCTGCATTGTTCCTAATAAACCTTGGTCGGTAAAACTATCAGGGTTCTCAAGAGTAAATTCCTTTACGCCTGTAAGCGGTGTTTGGTTTTGAGTCGTAGGCCAAGCATTAACTAAATCAAAAGTTTTTGTCCAGACAGGTTCAAGAAAATCAAACATGGTTGTTTTACCACTTCTTGATGTTTGAATCCAACAGAAATGAATCCTCGGTTCAAGTGCAAGTCTCCCAACAGGAATCCTAACTATATCCTTTAGAATTTGCCCTAAAGTTACAAAGTATGACATTTGTGCTGGATATTCATTGTGGAGTGAAAACTGTCCCACTACATCTGTCCATTTTTTGACATTCTTTGGTAAATCTACTTTCTTTGAACGGATAGTTTCAAGTCCACTATCCGTGTCAGTAACTTTAGCCAAAGCATCATACATTTCCCATTCATCTATATTTAAATCTTCCATTAATATTTCACCTCTTCTTCTTTGTTTAGTGCCTCAAGTATATTTTCAGCAGTTTTCTTTCCTATCCCTTTATGTTTTGATATAACACTAATTGTGGACATGGATATTTCTGCAATACTACCAAAGGTCTTTAGTAAGGCTTTTGCTTTTTCAACTGAAACGCCTTTGATTTCAGTTAAAATGTCTACTCTAACATCGTCTGTTTTAATTTTCTTTGGTAACTCTTTGTGTATAACTAATTCTTTATCTATATGTTGTGTCGTTGCTACTATAATATGTGATGCTGTTTTGTAATTATCTACCCATATAGGTTTAACATCGGTGTGTAATGCGATAGAAGTTATTGCGCCAACGAACATTTGTTTCAATTTAACCCTCCAAGAAGATGTATTATATTGTGTTCTTTGAAGATATGAAATAGCATCGTCTAAAGTTCCATAAATTAATATAATGTTCTTATTATAGGTCCTATCCATATTATCTAACTGATTAAAAATTCTTTTGTTTCTCACCGACTGTAAAAAGTCTGCGGCTGATTTTGCTTCAATACAGCAATCACCAATAATATAATCTCCTATTTCCAACCATTTCTTTTCTGTTTCTATTTTAAGTCTCTCGGCAATTGTTTCTACTGCCCTACTTAACTGCGATTCTTCTCTACTATCAATTATAATCATTCACCATACCTCCAACATTTACCTACACACAGTCCTTCTTCAATCAATGTTTCACAATGAGGAGACATGTATCTCTTATCTACAATAAATGATACTTGTTCTTGTGTCGTATATTGGTTATAATCAATCCAAATGTCTTCGTTTGATGCTATCAATTTAATCTCATTATTGATAATTGCTTTTATATCAATCAAAGCATCTCCAGATAATTGCCTTGGAGTGCATTTAAGTTCATTTTTCATGATTGCATATTCTGATAAAAACTCGTTATACCATTGAACAAGTAAAACTCTCGCACGATGATTAGGGTTTTCAACCATAATAGCATTTTTAAGACACGGTAAAATAGGTAAATCACCAGGACTTTCAACACTATGAATTTCAACTTCCATGTTTTCCATCTTTTTAACAGACGGCCAAGACACTAAACGATGCCCAAAAACCGTAGGCTTTTCTTTAACAGGACCATTTTTAGATAAATCCAGTATATTTCTTATTCCAGAAGAAATAGTTTTGTCTGTAAGTGGAATACACCAACGGTTTGCACCGAGGTGATATGTATTTTGAACCCTTCTTAAACGACCTGTATTAATAACTACTGTATCAAGATAAGGACTTTTATCAATAACATCGTGGCATATGTTAAAAAATGCTTTGATTTCACGAAGCGACCTTGCTTGAACACCATAAACGAACATATGAAACCCACGACCTGAAAAAGAAACTGTATGTTTGTATTTCTTCTCTAAAAGCCAGCGATGTAAAACAAGCATATGTTCATATAAGTCACTCAATTCTTCTTCTTTTCCATGAGCATCAAAATCAAGAAATATTCTATCAAGGATAATTGAATACTCAAGACCACGATTATTTGAAAAATGTTCATAATCATAAACCGATGTAAAAACATTCATCTTTCCGTTATACATTGAAATAAAATTCTTATACTCTGTAAGATTTTTTACAATAATTCTGGAAGGTTCTCTTGCTCTATTCCTTAGACTCCCTGCCCACATTTCTCTCGGAAAATACAAACTTTTCACCTCTTCTTTTACTACAAATTGAACAGTATTTATTGATTCTTAGGGTAAGATATGCTTTGCAATCTTTACAATATTTTCCCATCTAAATCATACCTGACTTTCTTTTTTCTTCTTCGGACATTAACTTAGTGTCTTGTCTAATTCTTTCTTTTAAGGTCATTATAGCCTCATCTTTATCATCACTTGTTGTATCTGTTCCCATCTGTTTTTCATCAGGTTTTTGAACCTCTTCACTTTCTTCTTCAACTTTATCACTTCCAAAATCAACTGTTGCGGTCTTTAAAAAATTTGTTAATACAAATGAAACCATAATGTTTAGTTCTTTTCTAAGATGTTCAGACATATCCTTTGATAAATCTGATTGCGTAAGAATTTCCCATTTCATGCTATTATCCATATCACTAACTAGTGTATCAACAATGCTTTCTGTTATTTCTTCAGCATTAAGTATATCGTTAATAGTCCAAACTCTTCCTCTGATAACATCTTCAATAACACCGCTTTTTAGAAAAGTATGAACTTTTCCAACCTTATAAACTTTTTCAGCCTTAGAACCATTCATATTGGTCGCCACCGTCTGCCGCTTCACAATGGTCGTAATGTCCACAATGAATACACTTTTTGTAAAAGTAAGAAGCCTTAAAATCGTTCTCCATATAAGCATTAATTAATTTATCAATGGAGTTCAATACAGCAGTTTCAGAACGCTTACTAACCTTTTCAGCATAAACATAATTAGAAGCAGGGTAATACCAAGCCCAATGAGTAAATTTGATATTTGGGTCAAGACCATTTTCTAATAGCAATTCTCTATCGGCATTATCAAATAGCAACTTATAGAAAGCCATTTCTTTACGCATCATAGTTTTCTTACTATCTTTCCAAGCACCTGTTTTTAATTCCATAGGAATATAACCATTGTTCTCAAAAAACAGTCTATCAATAATACCCTGAAGGTGAACTGTAATACCACTTTCGGTTGTGAACTTGGCATCCAATTTAATCTCATTTCCAATAGGTATAAATGTATCAAGCGTATCATCCTCTTTGCATTCAATAAATCTCTCAGTATTATATGCTGACATAGCCGTATAAAGAACTTCGTATTCTTCGTTGTCTGTTTCTGGGTATAGACTTCTAAAATGTTTTTGAAGTTCCATAGGATTTTCAACAAAATTTAAAGCGTCTTCAATTTTTACAATCTTCCAAAAGTCTTCTTGTGCGTTGTGAACAACAGTTCCTTTAATCATCGCAGGTGAAGTTTTTTGTTTAATGCTATCAATATAGTTATACTTGTATGACAAATTACAGAAGCCAAATGTTCCTATTGAAGATTTAGTAATCTTCAACATTGGTCCTTCTTTATTATTTGGTTCCCATAAATATGTATATTCTCCGTTTTCTGTTCTCATTTCAATCACCTTTTCTTTTGTTTTATCTGGGAGAATTATTTCCTCCCGTTCTCTTTTTTTAGTTCGTCAATATATTGACTTGCCTCCTGTCTTGTTGTAATACCTTCCATATCTCCACCAAGTTTTTTAATAAACTTGATTTGATTTTCAGTAGGTTCTTTATCAGCGTTTTCTTTGGAGACTTTCTTTGTTGCCCCTTCTAAGTTTGACCTTAGCATAGAAGCCGTAGTTAAATCATGACAACGCTTACACAATTCAACTACATTAGACCTTGCACTAATAAGATGGTCTAATCCTTCTTTCTTGCATTTATGTTGTGAAATAATGTGATGCCATTCTGTATATCCATCAACACCTTTTTGTCCACAAATGGTGCAAGAACCTGTCTTAACCCACAGTTTTTGTTCTTCTTCTTGTAGTTCTGCAAGTCTAACTTCTAATAAATCAAATGTGTCTGATAACAATTGCATCTCACTTTTGATTTCTAATATCTCTTTAATATTGCTTTTATCTCTCATTTTACCACCAACTATCTAATGTTGTTTGTCTGCCGTCGTTGGCTATTCCCATTAAATCCCACCTTAGAGATTCATAAATCAATTTGACTTTCTTAATAATTTCAGATTCAGCAAGTCTTTTCCAATTGATAGGGTAGAAGTCTTCTACTTCTTCATATTTCTTAAATGCAATATATTCTACATTCCTTGTTTTATCACCCACATTATATTTCGTTGGATATTTTTTGATGCCTTTATTATCTACATTGTAGTAATAATAACTATCACCAACTTCAATAGTCCCAATTTGTTCATTGTAAATCAATACACCAGCAGAACCTCCAGCGATTGAATCGTATTCGTCTAATGATTTTCTTAGACGAGTTCTTTTAATAACTGATTTAGGTTCATACTTTCCACCCTTTACAAGTTTATACATAGCCTTTGTGTATTTAGTAACATCATCTTCATTCTTCCCAGATGCTACCATTTCTAAAACTTTCTTTTGAACAGTCTTAGCCAACTTTGTTTCGTTTGATTTTTTCATCTCAAAGCCCATCACAAAGAATTGATTTTCTTTCAACCATTCGCCTTCCTTCCAAGATAGATAACCACAGTAGCGATTTTTCTTCATAGATAGGAAAAAGGTTTCTGCAAACTTTTCAAACTCAAGAACCACATTGTCGTTAAATACTTCCTTCTGAATATATTCGTTTAGTTTAATGCACAACTGTTCAGCATCTGCAACATCTTTTACCTTAACAAAGATTGAATCCGTGTGTCCATAGATAACCGAATATCCCAACTCTTGTGATTTAAATGCAACGCTTCTCATAGCCTCTCTTGCTGATGCCGTGATTGCTTGAGCCATTTCCATGTCGCCCCAACCATACCCGTCTTTAGCCAAAACACCATAGAGGGCGTTCACACCACGCTTTGTAGCCATTTGTGCTGAATCCCACTTTCTGTATTCTTCATCGTTCTTGGCTTCCTTACGCTTCTTCTTGTAATCATCACGCAATTTCATTAGGGTCAAAACCGCCTTTGGTAATACGCCTAACGAATCTTTGGTAAAGGAAACACTTGGTCTTTCTGGTTTGAACGCTACAAGGTTTTTAGGTGTAGCAAAATACACTTTATGGGCATCTTGATTAAGGGTTTTTGTTTCCCATGAAATGTTTCGTGCGGCCATCATGCTTGGGTATAGAGATTTGAAATCAAAAATGGCTACATTTTCATGTCTTCCGTATGTATCTTCTTCCTCAGGATTCATAACGAATGCCGCTTCATACTTTGTTTTATTTCCCTTAACACCTGTTGGTGCTTTCCAATTAGAATGACGCATAAAATAAGCCGCACCCATTTGTGAATTATGAAACACGCACTCAAAAGGACAGATGAACAACTGTTGAAGTGCAATATCATTCTGTGTAATGTTCATCTCATTATCCATGCGAACCATCAATTCTACATCTACTCGGTTATACTCAAGAAATGTTTCACTATCTTCTAACCAAGAGCGCAAGAAGAATTCATCCTCATCAAATTTAGAAGTTTTGGAAACCTTACCAGCATCTTGTCCAAGAACCAATTTAGAACAGTCGTCTAATTTAAGAGATGGTAAAGTTCCTCTTTGTGCATCAAGCCAAAGTCGTTCAAAACGAGTCATAAGACAATATGTAATTCTACCCTTGATTGGTTGAGCCGTATTGGTATAATTGATATTGTATAATTTGGTATCAGAAACCCCACGCACTTCACGGTGAGGACTTAACTTTCGTGGACTAATACCATTGTGGTGCATTCTTTCAATAATCTTAGGAATATCAAAACCAAGAAGATACCAACCAATAATCATATCTGGGTCTTTATCTTGCATAAATTCAACGAATGCTTCCAACAAATCATGTTCATCCTCATAAACCAATATGCCGTCATATTGTGGTAGTGGCTCTTGTGGAAAATGAGTCATAATAAAATATCTTTCATCGTATGAATCGTAAAAGGTCAAGGCGTTAATTTGTCCATCATAACGACCACCCACTTGTGTTTCAATATCAAGATACCATTTTCGCATTTTGTATTCAGGGATTTCAGTAAGTCTATCATTAGCATATTTACGGGCAAGTGATATATCGCCTTCATATGTATACTCCCAATTATCACGGGCTTCATACAAGTCTTGGACTGTATTAAACGAAACCTTAATTAGTTTGCGATTATCAAGTGAATGATAATCACCAAAGTTATACTGAGGTTTAATACTCTCCATCCAACGCTTTTTAGTGGGTATGGTTGAAGGCATTTCATCACCTTGACGAATAAAGAAGTAGGGTTTGAAAGATTCAACCGTTTCTGTTTTTCTTTCACCATTTTCGTCTCGCCAACGCAATTCAACATTATTTTTTGCTTCACTAATAATCAATCTATCACATCCATTTCTAATAGTCTGTCATGTAAGTAATTACATTGTTCAGGTAATACATGACATTGACCGCTTGCTCGGTAACCTCTAATATAAATAGCGGGTTGTCCTTTAAATATAACGCCATTACAAAGTCTACATCTTGCTAAACCTGTTCCTTCTTTTACTCCAAAACCAACAGGCATTATATCACAATCCATGAGGTTGTGCTTCAATTTGACCTGCTTGTGTAACACGACAAAATCTTGCATTGTTTCTAAATTCTTCTAAATTGATAGCACCGACATAACTCATTGACGACCTAACACCATCGTTAATATCTTGGACAATCCTACATACCTTACCTTTGTAGGGAGTAATCTTTGAATTACCTTCTACATTTTTAACTTCTTCACCACGAGCCAATTTAGAATCAATGGATGCAGACCCTTGATATTTCTTAAACAATTTCTCATTAGGCCATTGTCCTGTTTTCGCAATAGAGCCTGGAGTTTCTTTTGTTCCTGAAAACAAAGAACCAATCATAACTGCATCTGCACCAAGAGCCAAAGCCTTAGCAACATCACCTGTTGTTTTAATTCCACCATCAGCAATAATAGATACATCTAATGATTCTTCTTCAAGGAAAGAATAAATATCGTTTAATGCGGTTGCTTGAGGAACACCTACTCCAGCCCTAATACGGGTTTCACACATTGAACCATTACCAATTCCGACTCTAAGAGTATCAGCACCTTCCTTGATTAAGTCCATAGCACCTTCCTTAGAAACAATGTTGCCTACCATGACATGAATATCTTCATATTCCCTCTTGACATAACTAACCATTTGCATAGGCAAGGAATGATGACCGTTAGCAACATCAATACAAACACCTTTAAGTTGGGTATAATTTATAATTTTATCCAAACGGTCTTGCCCCGATTCACCAACACCAACAGCCGCCATATAATTACGAACACCATTAGCATCTATTTCATCACACATATCAACCTGTTCATCAATACTTTGAAAACGATGTAGCACACCCATTCCCCCAAGTTTAGATAATTCAACGCACATATCAACACCACAAACGGTGTCCATAGGAGATGCAATTAATGGTGTAGCAAGAGAATAATCTCCAATGTTGGTATATAATTCACAATCTCCACGACTGTTAATACCAGACCATGTAGGTATAATACTAATATCATCGTAGGTTAAACTCATTCTTTCTTCAATCTTCATTTTTTCTCTCTCCCTAATACTTTATTTTCATCAATTTTTAAGTCACCAAGAACCCATCGGAGGGCGTAAATGACTCCCTCTAATCCTTTGTAGTTTCTCATGTGTTTCATAAGAAGCGGTTTTGGTTTTCTTGTTTGTAGTGCCGTTAGATGTTTGTTTTGTTCTCTTTCGGCTTTATTCAACAAGTCTTCTATTTCTTCCCATGTTCTTTCATAGGAAAAGTTTTCACTATCTTGATGGTCGTTCATTCATATCCCTCCGATGTATGACTTACATTATACATGTAGTCGTATTTAGTTAGTCCAGCAAGGTTAAATTTTTGATAGACCACTACACCGTTATAACAGGCTTTACAACACTTACCTTCCATAACAGGTTGAGCATTATATGTTTCATCAAGATGTTCTTCTTTACAAATGCAACATTTATTGCTCTTCATCTTTATTGTCATTTTTGGCGGCCTCCATTTTACATATAGGACATTCGCTTGTAATAAGGTCTTTACACCATCCACCGCTATGAATAATTCCTGCGGCTTCAATATTAAGTGCGTTTGTCATATATTGAATCATGCTTACCATTTGTAGTAGCATATCCAATGCAGATGCTCGGCTTTCCAATTCTTTATTTTGTTCTTCATTCATTTTATCAACCTTCTGTTCTTGGTGCTCTCAGTAATTTATAGTCGCCATTTATAACTGAGATTGGCGATTCGTCATTGTATGAAATAATAGTAATTCCATTATTCAAGTATTTATAAAACGGTGCGGAAAACTCAACGATAGCATCATCACCAATAGATTCAATTGCTTCAATGTTAATTGCAACCGATTCATTTTCTTTGGTAGAAGATACGGTAAGTCCAGAATCCGCAACGAAGTTTAACTTGTATACCGAGTTACCCACATTCTCACAATCCTTAAATGCATCTACTAATTCATCCGTAGGGATTTTGATTCTTGTAGATAGAGATGTTCTTGCACTAATAACAACGGGTTCTTCTAAAACACGACTCATAGTAATATTAGAAATACTATGAATAATGTTATCGTTATATTGGTGTCGTTCAAGAAGAGGTAACTTTACAGTCTTCTTTTCTGTGCTAATCTTAAGTAAGTTATCTTCCAAAGAAAATACACTTACTTCATTACCAAGATACTTTAAAAGTATATCTGTATCAATAGCAAAACGACCAGCAACCGTGTTCTCATATTCAATAAGAGAAATTTTGTTCTCTACAAATGTTGCAGGGTCAGCGTTCCAAACACTACATTTCATCTCTTCAACATCAACGCCCATAATAATAGACGATGAAAGAGTGGTTAGTTTGTTGTTTGAACCGTAGTTCCACTTACCTTTAAGCAACACGCTTTCAATCTTTTCTTTCAATTCTTTTCCATTCACTTTAAACTTCATATTATCAACTCCTTATTGGGGAAACGGCAACGGGTGGAGGAAATCCGTTGTCAGCAATAAAGCCGTTATTATCTGACTAACCCCAACATTAGGCACACACCCTTTACCTAATCAAAGAGAGCCATTTCTGATAGACTCAATACCTGTCCATTCAACCTTTCCACCGCTACTTTCCATAACGGTAAAGGTCTGTCCAACATTCTCATTGTTGGTTTTAGACTTTCGGACATGGGCAGTAAGTTTGAAAGTTTTACCTTTCTCTTCCTTTTTACACTCAATGTATTGGAACAATTTTGCCGTGGTGTTCTTTTCCCAATCTGGTTTTGTTCCAACGATAGAAAATCCATCATGCACTTCTTTCATATGCGTGATGAAAAATTTGTGGCATCGCAATTGACAAGCGGCTTTAAACAAACGCTTGTATTCTTCAGTCCTTGCATACCATTGGGTCGGAACCATTTTAACTTTATCAGCCTGTCTTGGGTCGCCTCCCTTAATATGATTCAAACGAGCAATCATATTTGTGGTATCAAGCCAAGTATCAAGCCCATCAAAAACAATAGCCTTAACTGCCTCAATTTTAACTTCATCATCACCGTCTTCAATCTTACCAGATTCAATGGCCTCATTTACCATAGCGATAAAGAAGCGAGCCATATCAGCCGTAGCCAAATAATCAACAGTCATATCCTCATTATATACATGAGGGTTGAAGATAACAATTTTTTCATCTTCACTCCAATGTTGTCGCCATGTAGGTTCTGCACCCTCATCAAAATCAAGAACAAAAAGCCAATGTGTCTTTCGTTCTTCTTCTGTTCGGCAATCCAAAGCAACACCTGTTTTACCTGTTCCTGGATTTCCACTAATCCCACAAATCAAAAATGCTTGTTCTTGTTCAAGCAACTTTTTTCTTTGATTCATAGCACGAAGTTTGGCTTGTTTGAAAGCCGACTCGCTATTGTTTTGTTTTGCTGCTTGGAGAGTAGCCCCTGCTGCATTTCCTTTTTTGTTTCCAATTCCCATATTATTCATCTCCTAATTGTTGTTTAAATTGTTCTTTTAATTGTCTGAATTGTTGTTCAAACAATTGTCGGGTGAACTGTTTCCCGCTTTTCAAATGAATTCTTACTGAATATGGATTGTCTGGTTCTTCTTCCAATCTTTTCCATTCAATAGATTCCACTTCCGACATATCAAAACAAAGTTGATGTAGTCTAAAATAACTTGTGTTTTCTCTAATCATATAATCACCTATTGTAGAGGCTTTGCACCCCGTCGTATGTCATTCAAACCGCCAACATATACACGGCAACTCGTAGGCCATTGGTGTATCTCTATGACAATAGCCTAAGCGAGATTCACATTCCAATCTTTTGGTAATCTATTAAAATCACCAATAAGAAAGTTCTTCGTCGTCGTTAGTATCACCCACATCTTCAGGTGCAACACCCAAAGAAATACGGGGAAGAATACCATAGACATTCAATGAAACAGGATTCCATTCATCATCAGAAAGGTTTCCATCATCATCCTTCTTTCGGGTTTGATTGGTTCGGCCAATAATGATAACATCTGAACCTACACCGAAATCAATGTCCACATTTGAAGGAATCCAACATGGGGTTGATTCAGGAATCTCTTCTTCTTCAAACCCATAATTTCCATCAGCAGGTTCAATCCAAATAACACGGTTGCCCGTCTTTTCATTAACAGACAAATTCATGCTACTCACGATACCGTCAGTAATGCAAAGTTTCATTCCAGGATTTGACATAATTTGTTGGTGATAATCTTCAATCTCCATCAAATCAGCAACATATCCTTCCATGTGTTCAGCCAACAAGTCTTCCATAGAAGGAGTATTGCCGACAAACAAATCATCTTCGGCATCAAGATTATCGTTATAGCGGATAGAACCAAGTGTGCTGGTCTTAATCCCATAACAAGCGTTTCGCTCATCGTTAAAGAAGGCATGAAGGTGAACCCATCGGAAGTTTTCAACAGACCAATTCTTAGCGAGAGTGTCCTTCAAACCCAAAGTCCAATATTGAAAATCTCCACCTTCTTTCTTAGCGATAAAGTGAACTCGTCGTCGCCATTCTTCAGCAGGGAGAGGCTTACCGAAACGACTGTTCTTATCACCACTTGAATATGCTTCCAAGTTATCAATAGGAACAATCCACTTTCCTTCATCAACCTCAATAGAAGAGTTAGGAAGGTCGGGAATAACCTTTGTTTCAACCTCTCCGTTTCGCAATTGGCTCTTTTCATAGACACCATTTTCCAAAACAACTTCAGCAACACGACCTTCATTAAAGACAGTATTAGCGTTTGAGTTGTAATCATTCAAGAGAGTTTTACGACTCCATTCTTGAATATCACGGGCTGGTTCAGCACCGACGATAAATCCAAAAGCCATATCACCAAAAGAATCACTTGAGGTTCGGGTGCTTTTCCTTGTTGAACTTCGCACAAATTGGCGAGTCAAAGCAAGAGCAGACCTCATGTGTTTTTCATTTTCCAAATCCAACCCGTTAGCGGTTGCAATTTCTTCCATTTTCGTTGTCATTTCTTCAAAACTGATACCAAGTTTGTTAGCCAATCCGTTCAGTTCATTCATCATTCTTTCATTCATTTTTTTCACCTTTTTTGTTTAATGGGTAAATTGCGCCACAAACCATGACACAATAATTTTCGGAGTCATTACCCTTTGCCTCCATTCCATTTCTCCAATTGCGCTGAGGCACTTAAATGTAGTCCCCCTGTCCAATTTCATATCTAATACACAATGATGTAGATTAACACAAATTTCTACGACAGAAACGCCCATTAAAACACGCTTCATCAAAAGACCATGCGCTTTATTTGGGTCGTCTGTCAAATACTTAACTATATCATAATAGTCGTTCATAAATTCCTTTGCTTTAGTTTTCAAATCAGAATTAGTAAAGGCAACTGCTTGTAATTCATTAACCGCCCTTCTCATATCTCCGTTCATCATACCAGCAAAAGATTGTATATCCTCATCTGGGAATGAAAGATTTTCATTCTCACAGATATTTTTAAGCATACTTGTCATGGACTCATTATCCAATGACGAAAAGTGATAATTTGCACAACGACTACGGATAGCATAATCTACTGAAGTCTCGTCATTACATGTAATTATAAAACGAACTCCTGTGGCTCTTTCCATAGTTCTCTTTAAGGCTCGTTGCGAGTCCTTAAGCATACCATCAATTTCATCAAGTAGAATAATCTTGAAGGGAACATTATCTGTGCCCTTAGTATTTGCAAAATTAGTGATAGTGTTACGAATAGTTTCTAACTTTCTATCTTGACTTGCATTAATTTCCATGAAGTTATTTCTAATCTCATCACCAAGATACTGTAAAGCCAATACATAAGCGGCTGATGTTTTACCTGTTCCTGGCCTTCCATACAATAGAATGTTAGGAAGGTTAGTTTTATCTATCCATGATAATGCGTCTTCTACAAATTTATGTTGTCCTACAATCTCTTCAATCTTCTTTGGTCTGTATTTTTCTGTCCAATTCATTTTCAATCTCTCCTAATCCTTTACAATAACCACAGGGCATTTCAAGTGCTTGCCCTGAACCAGCACATTTTTCACATTTTATTTTGGGTGTATTACACCCCTTACAATTCTCATGATTCTTAAATCCAGAACCATCACATACATTACATAATTTCGTTTTAACATACATAGTAGAATGTTTGCTATTTGATTTCTTTGTAATTTTATATCTTTTATTTTTTCCTACATAAGAAGTTACTTTTCTTTCTGTCGGAACATATGTAAATGTCCCACCGTTTTCTTCAATGTAGGACATAATAGCATTGATAATGCCGTTTGAGGTTCTTTCCTCACCATCATTCATAGCCCTATCAATATATCTCTCAGCATAACTTTTGTTCATTTTCTTACCTATTTAATCACCCACCTTTACTTCCGAAGAATCCACATCGTCATCATATAACTTAGACAGGTCTATAATTTTAAACCTACCCGCTTTTACTACATCAGCAAGCCAAACTGTAAATGATACTCCTTGCGATTTTCTCATTAAAAATCACCCAACTTAGTATTAGTGTATCTGATTGTTTGCTTTCTCGGTTTTTTCAACCCAAGAATTTTACATTCTTCTGCGTCAAGTTTTGAAATTGCCCATGCTTTCCATTCAGGGTTTTTGAGATATGCTTTCACAAGGTAAGCATCCTTTTCTTTAAGACCCAATTTATGACAAATCTTGGGAACAGGAGAATAAGAGTTCCTTTGAGGAAAATTTACTCTTCCGTGGTGGTTACCATTCCAAGAAAAGACAAAGATTTCCCTAAAGTAATCTTTAGACCACCTTCTCATAATCTGGTCAGAAAATGCAATCTTTCTAACATCAATATTTGGGGCAACCCAACTTAGAATTTGCATATCGGAAGGGTCATTATATTTCATATAACTCAAAACCTCATGTCTGTCCTTGTTCTTTAAATACTCAATGTTCAAATCATAGACGCTTTTATCATACTTTAATGGTTTGGAACAATTTGGTGCGTCTAATTTAATATATTCTTGACGATTATCTGTTTGTCCCATTCGCTTTCTCACACACATATTCATAATTGACTTAGGAACATCTTTCTCATTGATAGAAGTCAGCACTACAAATTTGTGAATTGTTAAGATGTTGATAATTTTCTTAGTCTCAGGTTTGTAATGGACATCTTCAATAAGAATGCCGTGATTTTTGGGGTATGAATATATGTCATCAATTGTAATATCTGATGCATCCATCACTACAAATGGTCTGCTACCTAAAATTTGTTTGGCTCTTCTGGTTTTTCCAGCACCATTTCCACCTACAAGCAATTTAAATTTCGTTGAAGTAGTTTTCATCATTCATCATCTCTCTAATTCTATTCATTCCTTCTTCTTCCAAATGATTCTTGTTTGATATTTCTTCCGATACTGCATCAAATAGTCGCCAATCTGCATGTGAACACGGGAGATTTTTATTCATTAGTTCTCTAACTGCGTCAAGTGCGGCCTTTTTACCTATAATTAATACGGGTGCTTTTCTATTTGGCCCTTCAACAGTTCTTAAATTACATTCAATATCTAAGGAGTTAAATTTTCTCTCCAATGCTACTAAAAACTCATGTGATGCTCTAAACATAATTCTAACTCTAATGTTCCATCCTGTTTTACTTGTATTAGATTGATAACTTGTAATTTCAGGTCGGGCAATTGTTAGTAAAATTCCACTTAATTCCCCATTGTTGAACATTATTATTCCTCAGATGTATCAAGCGTTGTTTGATTAGGGTCACTCAAAGTAATGGGTAAGGGATTTTGAAGTTCTTTAATACAAGCATCAAACAAATGTTTGGGCAAGACACCTTCAATCCTATACAGCATTAGTTTTCCACCGCATCGCAAATGGTAATAAGATTCGCCCGTCGGTATATCTTGAACTAAGCCTTCTTCTGCACCGTTAAATGGTTCTCGGCAGTAATGACATAATTTTCCTTCTTCTATATTTCTAATATTCATTAAATCAACTCTTCTAATTGTGTTGGTTGGTCTTTATCATCTCGGTATTTTACATAGCGAGGGAATCGCAAACCATACTCTCCGTTTTCATTTTGAGTGAGAATGTCGCCCTTGACTTCAATAATCATATTCCCTGCACCTAATGTATTATACTGCTGGCTTAAGAAGTTTAGGTCTGATTCTGTAAAACCTGAACCTACCCAACCAATAGGAACTAAGTCATTTCCATTCTTAATAGCAATCTTAAAAGAAGCATAAACACCAACACGCTTTCCACGACCTTCTGCCGCATCAGTAATAATACAATCAACATCAACCAATGGCGGTTTGTATTTAGCCCAATCCTTAGACCTTGCACCAAATTGATAAATGGCGTTAGGTGATTTAACAATAACACCTTCATAACCAGATTCAATTGCTTCATTATAGACATCTAAAAACTCTTCATGGCTTTCAATTTCCACCGTATGTGCGAGAATATCCTCGCCAAAGTGCATATTCAAAGTTTGAAGTCGTGTGTTCAATGGGTCTTCAAACACAGGTTGTCCACCATACATCAAACAATCAAACAAAACAAGTTTAACTTCATGACGATAAATAACCTCTTCAGTCTTCCCATGAATACGACTCATGATATTTTTGAAATCAGCAGGGTTTCCATTGGTATCAACAGGGAAAATCTCACCATCAACAATCCAATCCACGGGGTCTGTGTTTTCTTTAATAATTGGGATGAGGTCATTTTCAAACTTGGAGGTAATATTATCACCCTTTCGGTTATAGATGGTAATACCATCTTCGTTCTGATGAATCTGAGCACGAATTCCGTCGTATTTGTAATCACAAAATTTCTTTCCACGAACTGTAAAGTTGATATTTTTAGCAAGCATTGGATTCATATAATTCCCTGCTTCGGGAACACATACAATCGCACCATTTGATACAGACTGTTCAATACATTCTCCCATGCTCAAAAAGGAGGTAGCCTTCTTAATATCATCATTAGGAACACCGTAGGTCTTATTCATAATTTTCTTAACAACATTCTTACCACATTTGTTGCGGGTTTCGTTGAGAGCAAATGCTAACATCCAACGCTTCCCAATGTGATTTAGCGAGTCCCATGCGGCCATGAGCAAACCATAGGTTTCTTCACGGTCATAGACAGGACTACTCAAGGCATTGTGAATACTCCTAACTGTAATTAGCGTATTGTTATGTTCATTACCTTCAGTTAATTCCTCAACCGCTTCACCAAGTCCACCGAAGGTGTCAATAAAACCTTCAATAACATCTACATCAACATTCATTTTTTCTGCAATACGGCTGATTAGTCCTGCTTCACCCACACCTTTATTCGGGTAATTTCCTGCCCAAAGATTTAGCATAGAGATAGCCTGCTGTTCATCTGTATTGATGTTTTCATCATAATATTTCACCATTTGTGTAGGTGTCATAGTCATAAATCTCTCGTTAATTTCTGCAAATTCATTCCAATTCATTATTCCACTCTCCAAATTCTTCTTCTTCTTCTTCTTTTTCTCTTCTATGTTTCCACGGTGCTTCGTTTTCAAGCATCATGGCTCTTTCAACCTTCTCTTGTTGAGAAAGTTCTTCTTCTTCTGCTTGTTTTTCCACCTGAGGGGAACGGGTAAGCAAATCCTCCATTCTCAAAAATGCAAGTTTGACATCATGTATAGTCAATCGCTTGTTTGATTCTTCGCCTCCAGCCTGAAATTCACACATAGAGGCATAAATCTCCAATAGTGATTTTGCCCTAAAAGCAAATTCTTCCAATGTAGATTCAGGTAATTGACGGTTTGGTGCAACCGTTCTAAATATTTCTCTTACTTCTCTTTTACTAACCATTTTTCCATACTCTCCTTTT